ATGGTGTAATAACTCCAGGAAATAATTGGATAAATACTAAATATGAGGTTGTGGATAACGTTTTAATATATCCACCTAAAAATGTAGACTTTAATGATTTAGCAATTGTAATGCATCTTGAATTTGAAGTAGATGGCATTAAGCATAAACCAATTAAAATTAAAAGTTTACAACTAGCATCACAGGCGTTTAATTATAATACCGTAAATAATATTGGAACTAGATTTGGAACTAACGTTTATCCATATGTAAATACTGGATATTACTATAATTATAAAGCCAAAAATCCAATAACAATATATAAGGGATCTTCTCCTTATTTATATTTAACTAGGTATTCTGGACTAGAAATTAGAGGAAACTATGATCCGCTAATAAATCGTGGAGTAGCGATTCCAGTTAATGCAAACAAGGCAGCAGATTATGAAGTTATGGCAATGCAATCTTTAATTAGATTTAATTCAGACTTTTTCCCATATGCGCCAACCCAAATAATGCAAATAAATTCTAAAGGTAAAATAATTAAGTTTTATATGGTAGCAAATCACCCAGATGGCAAGAGGGCAAAAATCTATGCAATAGATGCTAATACTGGTGCGCTCTATAATGGAATATCTTTTTATATTAATGGTAACGTAGTAAAAGAACCAGTTTTAAATGTAAATGAATGGGTAATGCTAGGCATTGGATTTCCTAGCGTTTTGAATTTTAAATCTTATGCAGGATCAATTATGATTAATGGACCTATTATTTTTGATGATCTTTCTTATTATCAAACAACAAGTTTACAAGAAATACAGACAGTAGCCAAGCGTCCGTGGGCAAGAGTGAAGTTTTCAGTAGATGGACTTTTTGATTGGGAATACTGGAATGATTATTATATTTGGTATGGAGTATTGGTTCAATCATCAATAAGTTATTACGGAGTTAGTCCAGCAGATTTATATAAGGCTTATACAGGAACAAATAAGATAATTATAGATGACTCAAGGCCTTTAAGGTTTAGAGATTATGAATATGCTGTCTTTAAAGATGTAGAGTGGCAATCTCAAGTATCCGACGCAGTATAATGTGGTATACTGGTGGTTATGAAAAGCAAAGATCAACCACTTTTTGACAAAAAGGGTAAACCAAGAATGCCAGGTCAGATCGGCGAAACCAAGGTCACATTAATAGATAAAAATTATGACTGGGGAATTTATGTTTGGAAAAAATCTAATGGTAAATGGTTTACTGATGGAAATGGTAATATTTTAAATATTCCTTCAATGAAGGGCGATCTTGCAAGAATTGCAGAACTAAAGCAAGCAGCAGCATATTATGGAGAGCCAGATGGGGAGCCATATTTCTTTGCGGGTATGGGAAGAGTAACTGACGAAGAGTATAGTGAACAAGTAGACAGAATGAAGGCTGGATTAATCCCCAACCTAAATGATCTTGGCGCAGTACAAGCAGCAAAAGATACTATAGCAAAATATGGAGATGAAGAGTAATGTCTGAAGAGAAAGAGTATATCCTTAAAGCAAGTTTAGATAATTTAGCAGATCAGTCTGACTCTTTTAAGACAGCAGATCCATTCAATAAAACCTGGACAGAATTAAAGTCGTATTCTGGTTTAGATAATAATTTTAAAAGAAGAACTTCTCGTCTTGTAGAAAAAGCAGAAAACAATCCAACACAAGGATATCTTGATAGTGCAAGAGCAGAACAGCACGGTTTAGGAGATGCCAAGTCAAAAGAAATCAATCCTGGAACGGTATATAGAAATGGCTATGGGCTATTTGATGTAATCACTCCACCATGGAATGTTTATGAATTGGCTAATTATTATGACACATCTTTTGCTAATCATGCTGCTATTGATGCAAAGGTAGAAAACATAGTTGGACTTGGATATGACTTTGAGGTTTCTCCAAGCACAATGCTTCGTCTTGAATCTAACAAAGATAAAGAGCAAGTATCTAGAGCAAGAAATAGAATTGAACGTGCAAAAATTGAAATGCATGAGTGGCTTGAGTCATTAAATGATGATGATTCTTTTACAACAACAATGATGAAAGTTTATACAGATGTTCAGGCAGTTGGAAATGGATATTTAGAAGTTGGTAGAACAACACGTGGAGAGATTGGATATATAGGACATATTCCAGCAACAACTATGCGTGTTCGTCGTTTGCGTGATGGGTATGTTCAAATTATTGGAAGCAAGGTTGTTTATTTTAGAAATTTTGGTGCTAAGAATCCTAACCCAGTTACATCGGATCCTAGGCCAAATGAAATCATACACTTTAAACAGTATTCGCCTTTAAATACTTTTTATGGTGTACCAGATATAATGTCGGCAATAAACTCGCTCCATGGAGACCAGTTAGCGTCACAATATAACATTGACTACTTTAGCAATAAGGCTGTCCCTCGCTATGTTGTGACACTAAAGGGTGCTCGCTTATCTGCGGATGCTGAAGACAAGATGTTTAGATTTTTACAAACAAGTCTTAAGGGTCAGTCTCATAGAACTCTTTATATTCCTTTACCAGGAGATACAGATAGCAATAAGGTTGAATTTAAGATGGAGCCTATTGAGGACGGGGTTCAAGAGGGATCATTTAAAGAATATCGTAAACAAAATCGTGATGATATTTTAATTGCACATCAAGTTCCACTTTCTAAACTGGGTGGGGGAGACTCTGGCTCAATCGCTGCAGCCCTTGCTCAAGATCGTACATTTAAGGAGCAGGTGTCTCGTCCAGCACAGAGAGAAATAGAAAAAATTATTAATAAGATAATTAAAGAAAAAACAGATGTTTTAGTTCTTAAATTTAAAGAATTAACGTTAACTGATGAAATTGCACAGTCTCAAATTTTGGAAAGATACGTAAAGACTCAGGTAATGCTTCCTAACGAAGCAAGATCTGTTCTTGGCCTTCCACAAAGGGAAGGAGGAGACGAGCCATTTAACCCCAAGCCAGAACAGGCAGCAAATGATAATGCCGATAGGGCGAGGGATGGAGAAAGAATGAACAATCAGTCTGATGGGGCTGCCACTATAAGTGGTAGAAACCCAAAAGGTGAGGGTAGATCTTCTCAATAGTTTTCCACATAGTTATTCACATTTTATTAACATTTGTGTAAAAAAGGCTCTATAATATATTCTAGTATGACTATATCTAAAGCCCATTGGGATACCAGTGGCGACTCAGTAAGACTTTCCCTTCCATTTGCGAAGGTTGATAAGGAGAGACGCATCGTCTCTGGTTTTGCATCTCTTGATAACATTGATAAGCAAGGCGATATAGTTACAGCAGAAGCATCAATGAAAGCATTCTCAAAGTTTCGTGGCAACATTCGTGAGATGCATCAACCACTCGCTGTAGGTAAAATGGTTAATTTTAAAGAAGATAGATATTTTGATCCAGAATCTAAAAAGTTTTATTCTGGAGTTTTTGTTTCTGCATATGTATCAAAAGGTGCACAAGATACATGGGAAAAAGTTTTAGACGGTACACTAACAGGATTTTCTATTGGTGGTCGTATGAATAAATGGGATGACGGTTATGATGAAAAGTCAGATACCACAATTAGAATTATTAAAGATTATGATCTTGTTGAGTTATCATTAGTTGATTCTCCAGCAAATCAATTTGCAAATATTATGCATGTTGAAAAAGTTGATGGTGTTGAAGTTGTTAAGGGTCAAGATGTTGCATTAGAAAATGTTTTTTATGATGAAGAGTCTGGTTTGGTAATGGTTTCAGAAGAAGAAACTGCAGTAAGTCCTACAACAGGAAATCAGATGAAGAATATAGGTTTCGTTGAAAAAGAAGACAACGAAAAAATGGATATAGTCAAATTCTTAGTAGATAGTGCTAAAGGCATTGATGCTAAGATTACGAAGGAGGATAATCCTATGGCAAAGAAAACAAAGACTGAAGAAGTCGAAGTTACAAAGTCAGAAGAGATCGCTCCAGAGGCAGATGCAGTAGTTGAAACTCCTGTCGCAGAAGTTACTGAAA